TATACCTGATGGTGGTTTAACTTTAGGAAGCACAGCTGTAACGTCAACGGCAGCAGAATTAAATATTTTAGATGGTGTAACTTCAACAACTGCAGAATTAAACATTTTAGATGGAGTTACTTCAACAGCAGCAGAACTTAACATCTTAGATGGAGTTACTTCAACAGCAGCAGAATTAAATTTAGTAGATGGTATTACAGCAGGGACTGTAAGTGCATCAAAAGCAGTTATAGTAGACTCTAATAAAGATTTAACTGGACTTAGAAACTTAACGATTTCTGGAGATCTTACAGTATCGGGTGATGATATTACCATGGGTACAAACACTGCAGGTAATTTATTAGTTGCAGATGGTACAAATTTTAACTCAATAGCTGTTGGTGATTTATCAGAAATATCTACAGTTGCTAGTGATGATGTATTACTAGCAGTAGACACTTCTGGTGGTGGTCTTAAAAAAATAACAAGAGCTACATTGACATCAGGTATTGTATCAGGTTCTGAAATATCAAATGTAGTAGAAGATAGCACTCCACAATTAGGTGGTGATCTTGATATGAACGGTAATGATATTGTTACAACATCAAATGCTGACTTAGAATTAGCACCAAATGGAACAGGACACGTAACTGTTAGGGGTAATGATAATTCAGGTGCCATACAATTTAATTGTGAGGCTAATACTCATGGCCAAATATTAAAAGCACAACCACATTCTGCTGGTGTTACAAATGAATTATTATTACCAGATGGTGCTAACTCAACTTTAGTATCACTTGTTGCGACTCAAACTTTAACAAATAAAAGATTAACATCACCAAAAATAAATGAGGACGTAGCAGTGACTGCGACGGCAACAGAAATAAATTTATTAGATGGCGTAACTTCAACAACTGCAGAGTTAAATATATTAGACGGAGTTACCTCTACAGCAGCAGAGTTAAATATATTAGACGGAGTTACATCAACAGCAGCAGAATTAAATATATTAGATGGGGTTACATCCACTGCATCTGAATTAAATATTATGGATGGAGATACATCAGCGAGTTCTACTACTTTAGTAGATGCTGATCGAGTGGTTACAAATGATAATGGCACTATGAAGCAAGTGGCATTAACTGATGTTAAAACATACTTATCAAGTGCAGGATTTTCAACTGAAGATCCAACAGCTCTTGCAATTGCCCTAGGCTAAATATATAAGGTAAAAAGGAGATAAAATGGCAAACACGTTTAAAGTAGTGACTTTCGCAGCAGAACCAGCTTCAGCGGGCACACCGTATAAAATGTATACTTGTGCAGGGAGTACAACAACTATTGTTCTAGGTCTCATACTAACAAACATTCACACTTCAGCGGTAACTGTAGAAGTAGAACTTGTTAGTGATACTGGAAATAGAGGTGGTGCAAACGACGTTGCAAATGGAACATCTTTTTTAGTTAAAGATGTGAGTATTCCTGCGGGAAGTTCATTGGAACTTTTATCAGGCGGAAAAGTTGTCTTAGAAGCGACAGATGAAATTAAGATTGATTGTTCTGTAGCAGATAAAGTTTCAGGAACATTGTCTATAATGGAGATAACATAAGATGCCTTATATTGGTCAGCAACCTGCACTCAAAGCGTTGACAGCTGGGGACATAGCAGACGATCTAATCACGTCCGCTAAATTAAATTACAGTGAGTCTACGCTTACAGATCAAGCTACAGTAACTTGGGATGCATCTACACAAGATGTGTGTAAATTAACTCTAGGTGGTAACAGAACATTAGCTGCTCCTACTAATAATACCACAGGTCAATTTATATCTATTCTTGTTATTCAAGATGGAACAGGTTCAAGAACTTTAACATGGAATGCTGTATTTGAATTTGCAGACGATACAGCACCTACATTAACAACAACAGCTAGTAAGGGAGATGTTTTTGTTTTTCGATACAACGGATCTAAATGGTTAGAAGTTGGAAGAAATTTAAATTTAACATTATCATAATATGTATGCATTAGTAGAATCAGGATCAGTAACAAAAATATTTTCTAACTTAAAAGGGTTTGAATTAAATGGAACTCAATACCCAGGTGATATTTTTTATAAATGGACCAAAAGTGAAAAAGAAGCTGTTGGAATTTATGAAGTTGAAACTGACTCAACAAATTTTAAAGATGAACAATGGTATGTTAATACTAATGAATCTTTTACATTTGCTAATAATAAAGTTACTAGATCATGGGGCACAGCCACAGCTAAAGCACATGCAGATACTTTATGGACTCAAGCTGATTCAGATGATGGACTTTTACCAAGTGATAAAGAAGTTGGAGATGTAAAAACTGAAGGTTTAAAAACAATATTAATTAGAGAAATTAAAAAAGAAGCTGCTGTTATATTAAAAGAAACAGATTGGTATATTATTAGAAAAGCAGATGCAGGCACAGCGGTACCATCTTCAATCACAACACACAGAGCAGCGGTCAGAACGAAAGCAGCTGAAATGGAAACAGCAATTACAAATGCATCAGACACTCCAGCTTTAGAAACTTTATACACTTACACAGAACAAGAGGATGGGTCTGTTACAAGGCCTATTGGTAACTTACCAACGCTGGAGGTTTAATGCCAATTAATGGTTTTCTCTATCCAGGAGCTAAAGTTGTAAAACCTTATAGCGTAGCTAATTCATGTATGTTTGATGATGGCAGTGGAGATAATTTATCTGCATCAAGTTTTGGAACTCCAACATCTGCAACAACATATACTTTATCGTGGTGGGTAAAAAAAGCATCTAACGGAGAAAATAGTTATCTTTTTGGTTGGTACGATGGAAGCAGATCTAACTCTGGTGATATATTATTTGATAGTAATGATAAGTTAGCCATGTACCATGGTTCAAATGATGGTAATGGAAAACTTTTACAACCCACTCAAAAATTTTCAGACACTCATGCCTGGTACCACATGGTATGGGCCGTAGACACAACACAAGGCACAGCATCAAATAGAGTTAAATTTTATGTCAATGGAACACAAGTCACAGATTTTTCATCAGCAACTTATCCAGATCAAAACGCAGAGAGTAAAATATTTCATGATACTAATAACAGAATAGGCTCTCAATGGAATGGGACAACATCAACTGCTTTAAACGGATACCTTGCTGAAGTTGTATTTATTGACGGACAAGCATTAACTCCAAGTTCATTCGGAGAGTTTGATGATGACAGCCCTACAATATGGAAGCCGATTGATGTATCTGGATTAACGTTTGGTAACAATGGTTTTTATTTAGATTTTGAAGATAGTTCAGCTTTAGGTAACGATGTATCTGGAAATAATAATGATTTTACTGCTAACAATCTTGCAGCAGTTAATCAATCTACTGATACTTGCACCAACAACTTTGCAACGTTAGATTTTTTAAATACTTATCCATCTACTCCACCAGTGCATTCAGAAGGTAGTCTTCAAGTCGTAACAGTAAATGCTGATCCTGGTTATTTTGGAAGTTCATCAACTATAGGAGTAACACAGGGTAAATGGTATGCAGAATTTAAACCCACAGCTTCAACAAGTAGTATTTCATATTTAATAGGTGTTTCTCATGATCCATTTCAAATGGCAAAAAATGGTGCTACTTTTGCAAATCAAGTTAATGATACTGTTTGGGCATACTACGGAAACAATGGTAATCAATACCACGATGGATCAAGTAGTTCTTATGGAAATTCTTACACAACAAATGATATTATTGGTGTAGCTCTTGATCTTGATAACCATAAATTATATTTTTCTAAAAATGGTACATTTCAAAATAGTGGAGATCCAACATCAGGATCGACAGGCACAGGTGCAATATCAATAGATACTGGAGAAACTTATTTTTTTGTTTTAAGTGATGCAGGTGGATCGGTAAGTACATTTCAAGCTAACTTTGGTAGTCCACCATTTTCAATTTCATCAGGCAACGCAGATGCAAACGGACATGGTAATTTTGAATACTCGGTCCCTTCGGGTTATTTTACGTTATGCACTAAAAACTTAGCGGAGAACGGATAATGAGTTATACAAATGGTTTAGACGATCCTAGTTTATATTTTAACACCTTAACATGGACAGGTGATGATACTGAATCTAGAGATATAACTGGTGTAGGCTTTCAACCTGATTGGGTCTGGGGTCGTCGAAGAGATGATGCGGCAGGTCATAACTTACTAGATGTTGTTAGAGGTGCTGGTCAAGATTCAGAATTACAAACAAATAGCACAGGAGTAGAAGGCAGTGGAGCACAAGATCGTTTTGGTCTTTTAAGTGCATTTTTATCAGATGGTTTTAGAGTTGAAGATGGATCAGAGGCATCAGGTGATAAAGCATATTGGAATGAAAACAGTGCAACGTATGTAGCATGGAACTGGAAAGCTGGTGGCTCAGCTTCATCTAATACAGATGGAAGTATTACAAGTTCAGTGAGTGCTAATACAACTGCTGGATTTAGTATAGCGACTTACACGGGAAATGGCACAGACAACGCTACTTTTGGACATGGATTATCCTCTGCACCTGAAATGGTTTGGTTAAAATCAAGAGGAACTACTGGTAATTGGAGAGTCGGAGCAACGCCAGTGGATGCAACTTTTGATAAAGTTATAAATGTTAATTTAGGAAACGCACCAGCATCAGCATCAACAATTTTTAGTGCTGTTGCCCCTAGCTCAACTGTTGTTACTTTAGGAACAGAGGGTGATGCAAATGGAAATACAAACACCTTTGTAGCATATTGTTTTCACAGCGTTAAGGGATATAGTGCTGTATCTTCTTATGCTGGAAATAATAATGCAAACGGCAGATTCGTACATCTCGGTTTTGAACCTGCATTCTGTATTTTAAAAGACCTTACATCAACCGATCCATGGATTCTTTTAGATAATAAACGTAGTTCACTTAATCCTGTAAACCATAGATTATTTCCACAAAATTCAAATTCAGAAAATACATCTGATAATGTTTGCGATTTTGTATCAAATGGCATTAAATTTAGAAGTTCAAATGATGGACAGAATGGTAATAGAAATTATCTAATTTACGCAGTAGCCAAAGCGCCTTTCGTGAATTCTAAGGGAGTGCCAAATAATGCCGTGTAGGTCATATTGCCTTGTAATGTAAAACAAAAAGGAGTAAAAACAACATTATGCCATTTATAGGAAAACAACCAATTGTAGGAAATTTTCAAGTTTGCGATGCTATATCTGTAGTCAACGGACAAGCAGCGTACACTCTACAAGTTGACAGTACACACGTAGAGCCAGAAACAGCTAATCATATACTAGTTAGTTTAAATGGTGTATTACAAAAACCTGGATCATCATTTACTATATCAGGTGCAACTTTAACTTTTGCTAGTAACCTAGCAACAGGTGATGTTATTGACTTTGTAATTTTATTAGGAGATGTTTTAAATATCGGAGCACCTTCAGATGATACTGTGGCAACTGCTAGCATACAAGATAATGCTGTTACTGCTGCTAAATTAGCATCAGGAGTAGGTGGTAAAATTTTGCAAGTACAATCAACTGCTAAAACAGATACATTTACATTAAGCACAACTGATACTTGGACAGATGTAACTGGACTTTCTGTTGCAATTACACCAGCTTCTACTTCAAATAAAGTTTTAATAAATTTTTCTATTGGTAGTTCAAGTGCTAGTTCTGCTAATTCAAGAGGTTTTAAAATTGTAAGAGGTTCAACTGATATAGCTATAGGTGATTCCGCAGGAAGTAGAGTAAGTTCAACTGTTTGGCTTTTTGAATCTGCAGCAAATTATTCTTTTCAATCATCATTTACATTTTTAGATAGTCCATCAACTACTTCAGAAACAACATATAAAATACAAATGTATGCAAATACAACTTCTTATGTAAATCGACTGAGTTCAGATAGTGATAACGATGTTTATGGAAGATCAGCATCAACAATTACAGCAATGGAGGTATCGGCATAATGATTGACTTAGCAATAAAAAAAATAAATCCAGATGCAGAATTTACAATAAATGCAGATGACATAGATCAAATCACTTGGTTAAATAATACAACACCAATAGCAAAATCAGAAATAGAAGCTATGTTACCAATTGTAAAAACTGAAATTGCACAAGCTGAACAAGATGCAATAGATAAAAAAGCATCTGGTAAACAAAAACTATTAGACTTGGGTTTAACCGAAGAAGAAGTTAAAGCATTAATAGGAGTTTAACTTTATGTCGATCAATGTATGTAACAATAGATCGATGGCTTCAATCACTGCTTTACCTACAGCCGTGTCTACAGGAAGTATGATATTACTCTCTACTCAAACAGCTAGTAGCAGTGCATCTATTAGTTTTACATCTAGCATTGATAGCACATACGACAGCTATGTTTTTAAATTAATTAATGTACAACCAGCAACAGATAATGTTATTTTAGGTTTAAACTTTAGTACAGATGGTGGTAGTAATTACAATGTTACTAAAACAACAACATTTTTTAGAGCATTTCATTCAGAAGCAGATTCAACAAGTTTTGGATATGTTACCGCAGAAGATTTAGCTCAATCTACATCTGACCAAAATATTATGTGGAATATTGGTAATGGTGCAGATGAAGCATCATGTTCACAAATTCAATTTTTTAATCCTAGTTCAACAACATTTGTAAAACATTTTATTGTTAGAAGTGCAGATTATGCTGCAGCAGATGGTGCTGGAGATAGATTTATTGCTGGATATTGTAATACTACATCTGCTGTAGATGCAGTTAGATTTCAATTTTCTTCAGGTAATATTGCATCAGGAACTTTTAAACTTTATGGAGTTGTGTAATGTCAATTGTAGCTTATAATGATCGGAGTCTTCAGGATGTAACAGAAGCAGCTAGTGTTTCTGCAGCTATGGTTTTAATATCATCAACTACAGCAAGTAATAGTGCCTCTATAAGTTTTACTTCTGGTTTAGATGATACATACCCTGTTTATTTTTTTAAATTTATTAATATTGACCCAGCCACAAACAATGCAAGATTAACTTTTAATTTAAGCATAGATGGTGGATCAAATTATAACGTAACAAAAACAACATCATTTTTTGATGCTTATCACGGTGAAAATGGAGCAGGTGGTGTATTAAGATATGTTACTGCTGGTGATCTTGCACAAAGCACATCAGACCAAAGAATTACAGATCAAATTGGTAATACGGATGGTGCTGGTGCTGCAATGATGTATTTATTTAACCCCTCATCAACAACGTTTGTAAAACATTTTATTGCAAGGGCTGTACAAGGAAATGGAGATACTTCTCCACCTTATTGTGTAACTGAGCATACTGCAGGTTACGCTAACACCACCTCTGCAATCAACGCTATTAGGTTTCAAATGGATAGTGGAAATATTGCAAATGGAACCATTAAAATGTATGGGATAAAGGATTCATAATGAGCCTAGTTACTTTAAATAATAGAGCAGTTAGATCGGTTACCACTTTTGGATCTGTAGGAAATGACTCTATGGTCTTTATTAAAAAACTAACAGCAAGTTCTAGTAGTACTTTAAGTTTTGTAGATGGAAGTTCTGATGTTGTTTTTGATGGAACATATAAAAAATACAGATTTTTTTTTACAAACATACACCCAGCAACAGACAATGTTGATTTAACTTTTAATTTTAGCACAGATAATGGTAGCAACTATAATGTTACAAAAACATCTACTTTCTTTTTTGCTTTTCAAAATGAAGCTGGTTCAGCAACTGCTTTAAATTATGAAGCAAATTCAGATTTGGCTCAAAGTACAGCTTTTCAACCATTAACTAAATCAGGAATTGGTAACGCTAATGATGAATCTGGTTCTGGGTATTTAGATATTTTTAATCCTAGTAGCACAACTTATGTCAAACACTTTATTGGAAGATTAAATCATTATGTAGATAATAACTTTACTTTAGATAATTTTCCTGCTGGATATGCCAATACGACTTCAGCAATTGATGCAGTTCAATTTAAATTTAGTTCTGGCAATATAGATAGCGGAACAATATCCCTTTACGGGATATCTTAAAAATGATACACAAAAACAAAGGAGCAAGGAATGCCAAGATATCATAATATAAACGGTCAACAAGTTCAGTTTACGGCAGAAGAAGAAGCTGCAAGAGATGCTGAAGAACAGGCGTGGGCAGATGCTGCTCCTGCTAGAGCTTTAGCTGATCTTAGAGCTAAAAGAAATAGACTTTTAGCTGAAACAGATTATTTAGCATTATCTGATAATACACTTTCAGATGACATGAGAACTTATAGACAGTCACTTAGAGATTTACCTGATGGTAAAGACACTGTTGAAAAATGTGAAAATGCTACATGGCCAACTAAGCCTTCATAGGATGAACCATGCTGCAGAAATTAAAATTTGCACCTGGTATAAATAAGCAAGTTAGTTCTTCTGGCGGCGAAGGCCAATGGGTTGACGGGGATAATGTAAGATTTAGATACGGGACACCTGAAAAAATTGGTGGTTGGACTCAACTCGGTGATACAAAAATTACCGGTCGTAATACAGCTATTCATCACTTTGTAACAACATCAGGTATTAAATACGCAGCGCTTGGGACAAACAGAATATTATATGTTTACTCAGGTGGTATTTTTTATGATGTGCATCCCATTAAAGCAACGACAAGTTTATCAAATGCTTTCACAACAACTAACGGTTCAACATCTGTTACAATAACTTTTGCAAGTGCTCACAACATTACTAATATAGGTGACGTTATTTTGCTTGATAATTTTTCATCGATTACTAATTCTAATTTTACTTCTAGTGATTTTGACAATATTAAATTTGCGGTAACAAGTATACCGACTGATACAACAATTACGATTACCATGCCATCAGCAGAGTCCGGTTCTGGTGCTTCAACATCTGGAGGCATACGAGTTCAACACTATTATCCTGTAGGTCCAGCTCTTGAAACAGCAGCAACAGGTTGGGGGCTTGGACAATTTGGTGGTATTTTATATGGACAGTTTACATCAACATTATCATCATCTTTAAGTGACAGTGCCACAAGTTTAACGATGGCAAGTTCATCTTCGTTCTCTTCATCTGGAACAGTATTGATTGGGACTGAACTTATTACTTACACAGCAAACGATGACTCTGGAACCTTATCGGGTTTAACAAGAGGAGCACAAGGAACCACAGCTGCATCACATAGTTCAGGTGCAACAGTAACCGATGCCTCTAAGTATTCAGGTTGGAACAGTGCACCATCAGGTGATATTGTAACAGCTCCTGGTTTATGGTCACTGGATAACTTTGGTAATTTACTTGTTGCTACAATTAATGGTGGTGAAACATTTACTTGGGACTCAACAGCAACTGCTGCAAACTCAACACGTGCAACCATCTTATCCAATGCACCAACGGCAACTGCACAAACTTTAGTTTCTACCCCGGACAGACACTTAATATTTTTTGGAACTGAAACAACGATTGGAACACAAACATCACAAGACCCTATGTTCATCAGGTTCTCAGATCAAGAAAGTATTGACGCTACAACATCATACACTCCATCATCAACCAACACTGCAGGTACACAAAGACTGGCCGACGGATCAAAGATTGTTGGAGCTATTCGTGGTCGTGATGCAATCTATGTTTGGACCGACACAGCATTATTTATTATGCGTTTCGTTGGACCACCATTTACTTTCTCGTTTCAACAAGTCGGAACCAACTGTGGTTTGATTGGACAAAACGCTGCGGTCGAGGTTGACGGAACAGCTTACTGGATGTCAGAGAATGGTTTTTTTAGATACACCGGTAAACTAGAATCATTACCGTGTTTAGTTGAAGATCATGTTTACGATGATATTAACACCACACCAAGACAACACATCAACGCTGGACTGAATAACTTGTTTGGTGAAGTGATGTGGTTCTATCCAAACTCAGGATCCAACACGGTAAACAGAATGGTGTCTTATAATTATCTAGACTCAACAGCTGAAAGACCAATCTGGTCAATCGGTACATTAGATCGAACCGCTTGGGAAGACTCTGCAATTTTTGGTAAACCACACGCAACAGATTATGATAGTAGTTCTAACGTAGACTCTACCTCAACCACTTATGTACAAGGAAACCAAGATGGTTGTTCTGTTTACTATCAACATGAAACAGGATTAAACCAAGTCTTATCTGGAACAGAAACAGCCATTGCTGCAAATATTAAATCAGGTGATTTTGATATTGGACAACAGGGACTACAAGGAGATGGTGATGCCATGATGAGAGTCAGTCGTGTATTACCTGACTTTTTATCACAAACAGGGAATGCATCTGTACAACTTGATTTAAAAGACTTTCCAAATGATACTGCAGCAAGTTCCTCACTGGGTCCATTTACAGTTAATTCAAGCACTAAAAAATTTGACACAAGAGCAAGAGCAAGATTTATATCTCTCAAAGTATCTAATGACTCGACCAATCAGTTTTGGAGACTTGGAACATTTAGAATCGATTACAACACAGACGGTAGACGATAATGGCTAAAATTGTACAATCACTCACACAACCGAATCAAGACTATGATGTTATAAATGCTAGATCACTCGTTCGTGATATTGATGGTATTGTACAAAAATTAAATACAACGTATCAACAAGACTTAAAGGATGAAGTTGAAGCACAAAACTTCTTTTTAAATTAATGGCTAATACATTTATCAATAAAAAAGCAGATCTAACCACAACGAATGCAACCACACTCTACACGGTTCCTACTGCAACAACCTCGGTGATTAGATCTATACTCGTGTCTGAAGACTCAGGGAACGCGGACACCATAACGGTGACGATTACTGATACATCAGATGCAGTGTTTAGTTTATTTAAAACAAAATCTATTAGTGCAAATGGAACAACAGAATTACTAACAAATCCGCTAGTTGCTACAGAGTCTGAAGTTATAAAAGTGACTGCAGCTACAGCAAATCGACTCCATGTGGTGTTATCAGCCCTAGAAATCAAGCCTAGAGAGGTAACAACATAGTGTTGATTTATCCTGTAAAAACTAGTAGATATATAGGTTCAGGTGAAATCCCTGCAGTTTAATTAAGATGAATGACGATATGCAGGTTGTTGTCGAACTATACAAAAAGTTTGATCGATATAAAGATAACACCCATGAAGAACTTTACCAACATATCTTGCCATCTTTTCAATTAGAACAGTATAAAATACACAAGGACGGAGAAAACGTGATTGCTTTTACAAACTGGGCTTTTTTAAGTAAAGAGGCTGAAAATAGATATTTAAAAACAACCGAGCTAGAACCGGGTGATTGGAACAGTGGTAGTCGACCATGGCACATCGATACAGTTTGTATAGGTAATATTATAAAAGTTCACCGTTGGACTAAAAAATATTTTACAGAGTTATTAGGATTAAATAAATATGTAAGCTGGCTACGCGTATCACCAAACGGTGAAGTTTACAGACAAACAAAAAGATTTACAAAAGGACACTATGGGCTCGAAAGTTAAAAAAGTTGTAAAGAGTGTAGTAAAACCAATTAAAAAAATTGTTAGTAGTCCTGTTGGACAACTTGGTCTAGCTGTTTTTGCACCACAATTTTCTTTTCTTAAAGGGACTGGTTTTATTAACCAAGCGTTAAATAGAGCTTTAGTAAACGCTGCTGCAACTAAACTTTCAGGTGGTGATGTTGATTTAAAAAGCGCATTGGTTGCTGGAGGTATTGGTGCTGCTGTTCCTAATATCCCTGGTATTTCAAAAATACCAAGTGAAGCGTTACAAAGAGCTGCTGTGGGTTCTCTTACAAATATTGGAACAAATCTTGCTACCGGAAGAGATGTTAATTTACAACAAGCTGCATTAGCTGGTGGTTTATCTGCAGGTGTAGGAGCGTTACAAGATAGACTTTCACCACCAAGTGTTATTCCAGGACAAGAGGGTTTTGATACAACAGATTATCTAGACGGTAATAAAACAATGCAAAGCGCTGAACAATTATCTGGTATTGATGAGTTTGCAGAAGGTCAATTTATTCCAGCTAGCACACCACGTACTGATGAAGTTGCTCAAATTGGTAGACAAAACATTGATCAAAGAGGTAGCGGAAGAGGTATTTTTTCTAGTAGCGCCATAGCAAGTGAACCAGGATCAGGAGATACTGTAAGCAAAACTAATCAATTTATTAATCCAGAATTAGATTTAGCTGAAACTGCAGCTGAGCAAACTGTAAGAAGATTAGGAACTGATTTAGTTGGACCAGGAGGAGTACCTCTTGCACAACCAACGGTTAGAACAACTTTAGCAGACATAGGAAGAAGTTTAATGGATAGAGATATTAGTGGAGCAGCAAGTGGTTTAGCTGATTATGTAACAGATAAACGAAATGCACCAAAAATTCTTTTAGGAGCATTAACTGCTGCACCTTTATTCTTTAGCCCAGAACAACAAGAAGATGAAACTGCAGCAGAATTTGCACAAAGACGATCTGATGTTACAAAATTTTTAAGACAGTATGGTAGTAATTTTTATTCTGGTGCTGAGTTAGATGATTTTCTATCTAGAACGACTTCTAACTTAGGTTATGCATCAGGTGGTCAAGTTGATATGCCAACAGGTATTATGAAAACAAATGCAGCCGGTATTAAGGAAAGAGATTACAGAGAAACAGGTGGTTTTGTACCTGTGGGTATAAAAGAAAAAGCAGATGATGTGCCAGCAATGCTTAGTAAAAATGAGTTTGTTATGACTGCTGATGCAGTTCGAGGAGCAGGCAACGGAAGCATTGAAAAGGGTGCACAAAAGATGTATGACACAATGAAGGAGCTAGAAAATAGAGTAGCATAATGGCAGAGACAACACAAAGAACATTACCCGCACCGTTTATTGAAGCAATAGGACAAACGTTCGCTGATCAACTTGCTAGAGTTTCAGGCACACCAATTGATACAGCTGCTTTTGCACCAACGGTTGCAGCACAAGATCCATTACAAACTCAAGCCGCAACGCTTGCAGCTTCTGGTGTTGGAGCGTTTCAACCATTTTTAACAGAAGCGGCGACTAGAGGAACAGAAGCGGTATCACAATTAAGCGGAGTTCCTGCAGCTATATCTGCAGCTGATTTAAGATTGGCAAATGTCCCTGGAGCAATCACAGCAGCACAACAAGGTTTAACTACATCTGGAACAGAATTAACAGAAGCAGGCACAACGTTGGGAACAACTCAACCATTCATTGATCAAGCAGCAGGGCTCACGGGACCAACGGCCTACCAATCTTACTTATCACCATTTCAACAAGATGTTATTGATACAACGCTTTCAGAGTTTGACCGACAAAGACAAGCCGAAGAGGCATCACAAGCGGCAGCAGTATTAGGGGTTCCTGGTGCATTTGGTGGTGGACGTGAAGGAGTTTTACAAGCAGAGTTTGCAGCAAGATCAGATGCAAACAGAGCAGCGTTACAAGCTGGATTATTACAACAAGGATTTACACAGGCACAACAATTAGCAGGTCAAGATTTTAACAGACGATTAGGTTTAGCACAGGCACAATCAGGACTTGCGGGACAACAAGCAGCGCTTGCTCAACAAAGAGCAGGACTTGCAGGACAACAATTAGGTATTGGCCAAGCAGAACAAAGTTTAGCTGGAGCTGCACTAGGTATTGGTGGAGCAAGACAATCATTGGCACAGTCACTTCAAGGTTTAGGTGGTTTCCAAGCGGGACTTGGCGCTCAACAACAAGCTTTAGGTCAACAAGACATAGGAACATTAAGTCAAGTTGGAATAGCTCAACAGGCTCAAGCACAAGCTCAACTTGATGCTGCAGCAAGAGCGGCAAGAGAGGCTGCACTTGAAGAGCAACAAAGAACTGCTTTCTTTGGAACAGGTGTTACTGGATTATTTGGTTTCCCAGCACAATTTAATTATCAACAAACTCCAGACCCAAGTCCATTACAAACTGCATTAGGTATTGGAGCAACAGGTGCTGGTATTTATAGAGCAATAAAAGGACCATTTAGATAATGAGTAGAGTATTAAAAAGACCTATGTTTAGAAAAGGTGGACCTGCGATGGAAGGTGTAATGACCGGTATTGAAGATAGAACCAACCTTCAAACTGGTGATCTTGTAAAAAGAGCACAAGAAAGAAGAGAACTTTTAAGAGAATTAACTCAGCTACCTGAAGGTGAGGCTGGTGTTAAATTACCAAGCTCAGCACTTACAAATTTTCTTTTACAATTTGGTCCAGCAATTGCATCTAGACCAACTAGTGGTAATATTTTTACAGATATTGCTGGAGCTGCACAAGCACCCTCAGCAAACTTAGCAAAACAATTAGGACAAGAAGAACAATTTGAAAGACAACTTGGACTTCTAGCAGCTAAAAGTGTAATAGATCCTAAAAAAGATAAAACATTTGCAGCACAAACTGTTGATCAACAAGTAGAAAATTATTATTCTAATCTTTCTAAATCAATTAGTGGAAATCAATTAAAACAATTATATGGTTTAAGACCATCAGTAAAAAAAGCGTTTGAAAAAGGAGTTTCTCCAAGAATTGCAGATACAGATGCTAGAGGTAATATTCCTTCAAGTTTTTATGCAAATAAACCAGATGGATTTTTATATATTAATCCAAACACAGGAAATTTTGAAAGAGTTTACAACGGGAAACCATTTAGAAGAATTGATCAAGACACATTAAAGCCGATAACAACGGAGGATTAATCAATGTCTTCGGCAAAAGAATTAGAAGCGATTAAAAGACTTCAAGAAAAAGATTTAGCAACTGAGCCTAAACCAATAGAAGATTTTGATATTACTGAAGGATATAATCCAGAAATAGATAATGAAGTAACTCAATTGACAGCAGCCCTAGCAGGTGTTGTTTCTGGTGTATTTAAAATACCAGAGGGAATAGTATCGCTTGGCGCTGAACTTATTGACCTTGGTTTAGATACAAATACAGCTGCTTCAGTAGAACAATTTTTTGACAAAATAAATCCATTTGAAGAAATTGCAGAACAAAAAGCTGCAGGTAAAATTACACAGGCTCTTACTCAAGTTGTATCTCTTGGAACTGCCGGTGCAAAAATTGCAACTGGATTAGCTAATAAAGCAATCAAAGCTAAACGTGCAGGTAAATATCTTAATTTAAAATCACCTAATATAAGTAAAGGTATAGCAAAAAAAAAAAAAGAAAATTTATTATCAGGTAAACAAAAGTTTGCCGCAGTTGTTGTTGGTGGATCAGCTGGAGAAACTTTAGTCGCTGATGTTGAAGACATTGGAACATTTGGTGATGTATTTGAAGGAGGGCCAACAGAACTAGATCGAGATGTGACTTCAGGAAGAGAAGATGCACAAAGAAAAATTTTAAATAGATTAAAGTTTGGATCTGAGTCTTTAGTTGCAACACCTTTTATTTACGGCACATTTAAAGCAGGTAAATTACTAGCGACAAGAGGCAAGCAACTTGCTTTTAGTGATAAAAAAATCGAAAGAGCTTTAAGTAGATTTGGTGGATTTTTTAGACCTCGTGGTGATGCACCAGAGGAAGTATTTTTAGCAAGGGTCAGAGAAAAAGGTAAAGAGATGGCAGATACTAATTTTGCCATGGAGCAGGTAAAAAGAATAGATAAAGAAGTAGACAAGATGTTTCCGGGGATTAAATCGTTTGTAGATAAATCAAACGATAAAAATAGGAATGAGTTTTTTAAAGATATAAATGATTTACTTTTTTCTGGTGATTTAAAAGCTAAAATCCCTTCCGATGCATATAATCGATTTATAAAAAGAGCTACAAAATTTAATGCAAGTGATGAGTCTGTTGATGTTATTTTAACAGGAGTCAACAATGTTAGAAAACGTTTTGATGAGTTGTTAGATACTACTGCAAAAGGTCCTGTTGGTGTCACAACCATAAAAAAATTACAAACAAATTTAAGAGAGCTCATGGGGGATCGAGTTAAACAATATATTGGAACCACATACAGAATTTTTCAAAACCAAAACTTTGGTTTTTATACAAGATATAAACCAACAGATGAAGTTGTTAATAGTGCTAAAAGATTATTCATGCGTTACGCTGCAAAAAATAAAAACCCAATCACAGAGCAACAAGCAGAAAATATGGTAAATGAAATATTAGATCAAGCAAAACAATATAACCCAAAAACAAAATTACCCACGTTTACTTATGAAAATTTAACTGCAGGTGCAGACTCACCTGAAAATATAAAAACATTTGCACAAACATTAAAACGTGAGTTGCCTGATGGTAAAGAAGAGTTAGAAGTTATTGGTAAAGGGTCAAAAATATTTAGAGAATTGTTTGGAGAAATAGATGACGCAAGATATTCTATATATGAGGGCACTGCAAGACTGAGTAGTATTGCTAGAAAAAATGAATTATTTGATGAAATTTTAACCATAGATGATGCATTAAAAGCAGCAAGAACACCAGAGACGCCACCAGGTCAAAGAGGATTCTTTTTTTCTTCTAAAATTGAAGCTCAACAAAATTTTGGTGGTGTGCCAAGATCAGACATTGTTAAAATAGATGAGTATGTAGAAGAGTATTTTAAAGATGGAGTGCTGCTTAATAGACTTCAAGGCCAATATACAACAAGAGATATTGCAGAGGCTTTTTCAAACACGGCTAAAGTTTCTGAATTTATGAGAGGACAGTCTGGTGGTGCACTTGGTCGATTTGCATCATGGACGTGGAGAAATTTATTTTTAACACCCAAAGCTGGATCACAATTTGCTAAAACTGTTTTATCTATACCCACACACGTTAGAAATTTTTTATCTTCATCTGCTTTTTCTTTAGCAAATGGTACAATCTTTGTAGACCCTAGAATTTATAAACGAGCAATGAAAGAGGCAGCTAAAGTTGTACAAGTTGGACTTAGAAAACCAGAAGCCATGGAAAAATACAGAGAGTATTTAAGATTAGGAATAGTAAATACAAACGTTAGAATGGGTGATCTTAAAAATTTAATGCGTGATGCTAAAATTAATGAAGTAGGTAATGTTGCAACGGACAGTATTTTAAAACCTATGTTGGAAAAACTTGGCAAAATAGGTGAGGGGCTTGGAAGAACCACAAAAGCAACTGCACAAAAATTTCAGGATATTTATGTAGCAGAAGATGATTTTTGGAAAATTATTAATTATGAAACTGAGCTTCAAAAACGTATTAATGCTTATGAAAAATCAGGTATAAAAATAGGACCAAATGCAATTGAAGAAATAAAACGAGAAACAGCTGAAATTGTAAAAAATACTATTCCAAATTATGCTTATGTAGGTGCATTTGTAAGAGCAATGCGTGTAACACCATTTGGTAATTTCATGTCGTGGCCATCAGAAATATTTAGAACAGGGTATGGTATTATTAGACAAGGACTAAAAGATATTAAAGATCCTGTCACAGGAAGTATTAATTATTATAAAAGTACAAGTCCTACAAAATCAATTGGATTACAAAGATTGCTAGGTGCCACTATTGCGTTTGGCGTGTTGCCCTACACTATTGTCAAAGGAGTTCAAGCTATGCAAGGTGTGTCTGATGAAGAGGCAGAGGCAGGAAAAGACTTTGTTGCTCCATGGTCTAAAGATTCACAATTGCTTTGGTTTAAAGATCCAAAAACAGGAGAGTTGTTTTATTCTGATTGGTCATCAAATAATGTGTACGATACTTTAACAAGGCCTGCTATGACTGTGTTAAACGCTGTTCAACAAGGTATTGAAGACGAAGAGGTATTATTAAAAGGTTTAGAAAGAGGAATCGTAAAAGCTGCAGCAGAGACTGCTGATCCATTTATTGGTGAGTCTATATTTACGGAAGCTGTTGCAGATATTATTGCAAGAGGAGGACGAACAAGAGACGGTAGAGTATTGTATACGGAAAACACACCAAGAGGGGAAAGATATGCTAGAATATTTAGACATCTTGCACAAACACAATTACCACAATATAAGCAGTTTGTTAGGGTATATGATTCAGCAACAGGTAAGCCAGATCGAAATGGTGATGTTATATCTGTTCCAAAACAATTAGCAGGTATATTTGGTTTTAGAATGATTAAAGTAAAACCAGAAAGAGCATTAAATTTTTATATAACTGATTTTATAAAAGGCGAGGAAAACTCTAGAAAAGAATTTACCGGAGGACAGGAAGGTGTGTTAAGACCTGGAAAAAATTCAAGAGATATTATTGAAAGATACTTCGTAGCTAACAAAATATTATTTGACGTGCATAAAAAAATGAGAGGACATATTAGAAACGCAGAAAAATTAGGCACAAAAAAAGATGATATTTTTGAAGTTTTTAGAAAACGAGGTAGGAAAAGAGATTTTAATTATTTAACAGAAAATATATTCGACCCTTATTATCCAAGTAAAGCCATTAGACAAAAATTTGAAGAGATTACACCTCCTGGTAAAGTAAACCCTTTTCCACAGGCAGAACCAGTTTTAGATAGAATGTTTGAGGCATTTTCTAAAAAAAATTTAAGTGATCCAGAGTTTGGTTTTAAATTAGAAGACTTCTTACCACCAGAACAACCTAGTTTAAGTCAAGGTAATGTTCAACCAACACCACAACCTAACCCAGCTGTGGTCACACCACCTGTTCAACCAGCTGTGGCTGCACAAAGTGGCTTGACACCAACAGAGGAGGCTTTATTATCACCATCAGAAAAAGCAATCAGACTACGTCAAAGGGGATTAGGATAATGGCAAAAGAACCTAAAACAACTGGTGAACATATTGTGGCTTTGTATGGCTATATTACAGGTCTCAAAAAAGATATTAACTCTATTAAGAATAATCATCTTAAACACATGCACCAGGACATCGATAAGACATCTAAAAAGATAGATTACGTCTTAGGACTGATTATTGCTGGATTAGCCTTTTTGGCTGCAAAAGGCCTAGAACTGCTATAAAAATCCTGCCTGAGAGCCTCAATTTTTAACGAAACGACCTTGACACGACCCTGAGTACCTCCTATATTTTGTTGCAAAGCAACAAAAATAAGGAGATAACTATGTTCCCAACTTACGCACAAGTAAAAGAATTTTGGACTAGCTATGCAGCAAATGTTCAAAAATTTTGGACTGATTTTTACAAAGACGTTTCAAAGAAACAAGACTAAATCCAATCTTTAAGTTCTTCGCCCATAATTTCTGTGGCGATGTTAACTTTTCTACGAAGAGCCTCGACGATTTTTTCGTCGATGGTTTCTTCGGCAATAATATCAATATAAGTCATAGGTTTATTTTGACCGATACGATCTATACGTGCTTCTGATTGCTGACGTTTTTCTAAATCATAACCATTAGAATAATAAATCATAGTCGATGCTGCAGTTAATGTAATTCCGTATCCTCCTGTTTGTGGCGTTCCGACCAGGAATCTGACTGGACTGGATAGATCTTGAATTTTTTCAATCGCTTTTTGACGATCCTCAGTAGATGTGTCACCGTAGTATGTAAGAATTGAATCTTCTCCATATTTCTTTTTTACCTCCTTTTCAATAATTTCAATATCATATCTGTAGTGGGCCCAGATAATTGCTTTACCTTCAACTTCTTCGAGCACATTCATCAGCTCAGATAATCTATTTGACTTTACATTTTGTATTTCACCGTCATCAGATTTAAAATGACCACAAGTAATTTGATGCAATCTCATCAGCTGTGTAATCACCGTTGCCGATGTCACCATCTTACCATTTAAGACAGCCAAAGCTTTTTCTTTCATATCTTTATATAATTTTTTCTGTTCAGGTGATAATGTAATCACACGTTTCATAAATGTTTTACTTGGTAAATCTAAACAATCATCTTTCAAACATCGGTATGAAAATGGTTTTAGTTTGTTTGATAACTCTGCAAGATTTCTGTAGCCCACAACAATCTCAACTTGTCGACCTGATACATTTATTTTTCTACAAATTGCATAACGAGTTCTAAAAGCATAGTAAGATTGTTGGTCAAGTAACCAAGGGTCTAAAAATAAACATTGCATGAATAAATCAAGTGGTGATTTAGTGACAGGTGAGCCGGTTAAAATTCTTTTGTATGCTACATCCTTACCTAAATCTACAATGTTTTTAGTTCGAATGGCTCCAGGGTTTTTAATCGTTGTTGATTCATCAATCGCCATCATAGTTTTGTGACAATTTAAAAATTTCCAAGCAAACAGTTTACCTTTTTTAGTCGACAAGGCCTCTACATTCATAACCAAAATTTGTAAATCATCTGAGGACTCAAATAGTTTTTTATACTCTGTTTCTTTATTTTTACTAGACTCCCATAGCACCACAGTTTTTTCTATGTGATCTGGCATATGCGTTGGGATTTGATCTGCATACCAGTTTTTATACACCCCTTTGGGTGCAATAATTAAAGCACCGTTAATCTTGCCTTTATCGTAAAGCATGGAGATATTATCAATCAAAACCTTAGATTTACCCGTACCCATTTCCATAAAGTACGCAAAAACTTTTTTGTCCCAAGACATTTCTAATGCTTTGAGCTGATGCTCAAACGGCTTTGTTTTAAACTTGTAGTGCATATCTTTCTATGGACAAATATATTTATTTAGATACATATGTCAAATAGAA